TAAAATAGCGCGCCTAACTGCACTTGCTGCGGCTGTCCCTGTCGGTCGGCCACAGGCTCGCGCAATCGCGGCTTGCATGTCACGTTAATGGTGATGTTTGCTTTGGTCAGCTTGAGCAGGCATTCATCATAGTGAACGTAAGCGATGTCATTTGCCTTCAAAAACGCATCATCAAGATAGTACGTCCCCTCAGGTGTTCTCGCCTCAAGCGTGACAAAGAACTGAAAGCCTTTCTCTTTGCTTTTACGTGTGGTGTGTCCGGTGTAATAAAGGGTCTGCAAGTCATAGAGGCCAAGCATTTGCTTTATTGAATCAATCCGGTGAGATGGAGCAGAGGAAAGAGCGCCAGCTTGACCGCCGTTCCCACCAGAAGATACAGCAGCAGAATTTTGCCCACTCGTTTGATTAACCCCAGTGGCCGACTGAGCACTTGAGGGAGTGCCCGACGTTTGCGCGGCCGTGTTCGCCACCGTCTTAGAAGAACCAAAAACCAAATTGGATAAACCATATAGAAAATACCCCATGGACAGTATGCCAATGATAAGCGCGGCCAAGATTTTAGGGTTGCTTAATAGCATGTTTACCCCTTTGCCGTTCTGAGCGTTCCCCGTTGATGTGGACTTATAAAGCAAGAAAGCATCAAGTGGGATTTTCTTTTTTGTTACATTGGGATCTTTACCCTTGGGAATAACCGGAGTGCTCACGTTCTTGGCGTGTTTAAAAATGTAAGGTTTACGCACCGCCCAGAAATAAGCATCACGCCCTTTATGGAAATAACACTCTTCCGCACAAGCACGAATAGCCGTGTCGATTTGCCCCCAGTCAGGAGAAAGCAAGTGAATATCCCAGTTGTATTTTCGGTGACGCATAAAACCCTCGTTAAATGATTGAGGGTAAATAATACGACCGTCTTCATCGTATTCAGCCATCCCTCTATCATCCATTTCACAGGGTTTTAGCTGCGACATATCCACGGGCACATAACGAGAATTAAAGAAGTTTTCGTAATCTGGCGGCAGTAAAGGCAAGAACTCGGACAAGGGGCGATAAAATACTTTTTCCATACGAAAGCCAATGTTTTTGGAAAAAATATCTTGGCATTCATCAATGACGATGAGTGCGCCAATCGGACACCAACAAAAGAAGTGCTGCCAAAGCTCCTTACCTTTTAAATCACGACTAAAGATACGAATGAGGCGAGCAGTGGAGGGGAATTGTATGTCAAAACGCTTTTCGATTTCCGGTAGCGGCTCCATCCCTTCAATATTGGTTACCACCACACGACCCGCTTTGAGTGCCTCAAAGATGGTGAAATAGGCCGTATAAGCCGATTTATAAGAGCCGTTAGCGCCTGTTCTAATAAATATTGCCATGATTAGAACCTCGTCATTTTCCAAACGAAGGCGGTCGCCATGCAGTTAAAGTAAATACTGATAGCCTGCGGGATTTTAAATAGAAAGGCGTAGTAACGAAGCTCATCGGGCAGGGCATTAAAGAAGCTCGCGAGCATATCGTTAAAGCCAATATCGTTTAAAAGGTACTCCGCGGTTTTATAAGCCAACTCTAAGGAGAGGATGAGCCAAGTCAGTTTTAATTTGACATACCACGCATTGCACCAAATCACGAACTGCTCGAAGTAATCAGGAATGGCTTTAAAAAACTCGATAACGGTATCACCGGCATTCCCAATGGCGGCCAACAAATCAAGTAAGAATTGCATTACTTATCCCCTCCACCCATGACAATGCGAAGCCCTGCCAATGCCGCCAAGAAGAGAATGACCGATGAAATTAAACCTGAATTGGAAACCAGAGCAGGGAAGACACCCGAAGTCACCGAGGCTCTTTCACCATTGGCAAAAATAAACGATAGAGAGTGGTCTTTATACTCGCCGTTATTCAGCTTGCTTGTGTCGAAAGAAAACAGCTTTTGAAACTCTTTGATTTTCTCAGAGTATTGATTCTGTAAATCGGTAATTTCCGTGTTCAGCCCCTCCAAAGCCTCAGAGCCATAGAGTGGAACCTCACCAAAATTGACACCAGAGCCTGTCGAGGGCTTATTGAGGCCATTGCCATTTAACAGGCCGTTTAAATTGTCCAACCCCGTATTAATGGCATCAATACCGGATTGGACACCGGACAAATCCGAGCCGCCACCAGTACCACCAAGGCCGTTAATCGCTTCAAGTAACTTATCGGTATTAGCGTTGGCTGTCGCTGTGATTGATGTGCCAAATGATTCCAAATTCCGGTTAATGTCTTTGAGTTCAAACTCAATAGGACGTAGCCCATTGCGAACATCACGAACGGCAGAAGCGGTTGTATTATTTGCGCTAAAAATTGAGCTATGTAAGCTACCAATGCCACCCAAGAGATCAGAAAATTGTTTATCTGGTAAACCAGAGCCACCAGTGCCACCAGTGCCACCTGTTTCTAATTTGCCATAGATATTTCGAAGCCAATTATCAATGCTGCCTAGCTTACCTGAATCTTGTAGTGAGGCGTCCTCGATACGGGCAGCAATCGCCTTTAGTGTATCCACACCCTCGAAGGTTCGACGGGTATTATTTGTAATAGTGCGCATTTCCTCTGTCGTCTCTTTTTGACGAATAAGCAATTCATCAAGAGTGAGGACACCAAAGCCTTCGATTTGCGCGAGAGAACGATAAGCCTTCGCCTCATCAACACCATGTTCAACATTAGAGGGCATCTGATTGATAACGTTTTCCACCTTTTTGGGTAGTGGCAAAGATGGATTATTGGGATCCCAAGGTTTATCCGGTGGTGCAGAATAATCAGGGTAGACCGTTTGGCCTCCTTGTTTTAAACCGGCACTGTCATCCCAGTTACAAGCCTGACCCGTAGAAATAAAGTTACCAACGCATTCAGCCGTCGCAACAAAACACAAGGAAACCCCTCTTAAATCGTAACGGCAAAGACCACCGGATGAAGACGGTATACAAATATAAGGCGCATCACCAAAAACCGTACCTGACCAATGTCTATCACCGGATTCAATACCGATTTGGCATGAGACTTCCTGTGCAACGGCATCGGCCAAGAAGAATAAAAAGCAGGCGATAAAGAAAAGCAGGGCAAGGAGAGTATTGATAAATGAGCGCAGCATGTTCACCCCCAAGTAAAACGCCCCCGTTAGGAGGCGTTAACACCCGTGTAAACCCCGTATATAAAAGCTCCAGCCATACCAAGGCCAAACAGCACAGATAGGGTGGAGGTTAGGAGTTCAGCCATAGGGTTTACTTCATTGCGCCAACAATCATACGCAGACCAAAGCCCAGCGCCGCAAGGCCAATCAAGCCAACGACTACGATACTGTAGTTTGATTGACCGGTTGAAACTGCGCTGTTGAGTGCGGTGGTAATCGGATCATCGGCAAACGCAAATGAAGCAGGTACAGCAGTCGCGACAGCAACACCAAATTTTTTAGCCATGTTACGAAGTTTCATAGGATTATCTCCAACTTATTAAAGGGTTTAGGGCTATCCGCGCCCCAGTGTTTTTAAAAGTCGACCCAGAACATGACCTGCCAGAAAAGATAAAAGTAAATATCCGCTGACGTGGTAATAGATATCAGGGTCAATGGTTACCGAGCCGAGCGAAGTATTTTTGAATCCGTCCAGTTCGGAAGGGGTGAGCATTACGTAAGTGCAATCAGAGCCTTGAGGCGCGAGCATCAAGTAACCGTTGTAAGCAATTACGCAATGACTCATTTTCTTGACCTACTTCTTAAGCGTTTCGGCCATGAACTTTTTCAAATCCTCATCTTTGGGGATGAGTTCAACCGCAACCACTTCTAACGGATCGTCAGGGTTGCTACCAAAGCGAATGTCATATTCACGGTTAGGAACGAAAGCGCGGGTTTCAATCAGACGCTTGGCGTAGTTTGATTCAATACGAAGCGGTTGTTTGTTGTAGGGAATATCTGTGTTTAGACCAATGCCGTACTGATTGAACTTTTCAACGTTCACAGTTTCAACAGGACGCAAAACGTTAAGCTCTGCGATGGTCGTGCCAGATTTAGGGAAACCCTTAACAACGATGCCAGTGATAATAGCCATTACCTTAACTCCATTAGTGTGTGTTTCAGTTGTGAATAAGAATCGGGAACACCAAACAATTCAAAGTCGGGGCGTCGGTGTTTATGCGGGATAAGCATTCCGAACGCCTCGCCTAAATCGCCTTCAGTCATTGCGATAACTTCCGCTAAAGCAACGCCACATTGACGGCGAACCCATGCAATACGTGAGAAGAACTCCAAACCTTGAGCCTTTTTGTTACGCGAGAACTTCACCGGAGGGGTACACTCGATAGAGGCCGCAAAAGGGCAGATACCCGCAAAAGACGCCGCCGGATTGGCTAAATACCCGATGTCGCACTTTTTCAGCTCGACCTCGTTGCGATACCAAATCAGCTCAGGGTCAGTGATTTTTTGCTCAAGTTTTTTGTTGTAAATGCGCCAGTAAACGAGCGAAGAACGCGAGCCGACAATCGTCGCTTCTTCCATCAAAACGCCGTTTTCTGTAATGCGTTTATGAGGAACCATTGAAGGGCCTTGACCCCGTGGAGCGGTGCGAAATGCTCCCTCATAAAAACATTTCTCTGCATACTTGGCGTCAAAGTTTCCGGTGTAATCGTCCACGGCCAAATCAAGGCGAACGAGGCGAGTGATACCCAGCACCTGAGCAAGCCACCAATGAAGCTTTTTCGCATCAATCCGGTCAAAAAGCTTGGTGCAGCCCGTACCGTTGATTTGCACAAAAACGGTGTCCCGATTACCACCAATCCCCACAAGGCCGCACTCGACTTGTCCAGTCATATCGAGAATGACCATTGAATCGTTGTAACCGTGAAGGCCACGGCCACGCATGGGCGACAAGCGAAAACCCATGACTTTTGACATGAACAAGTCAAAGCGATGAAACAGCATCTTGGAGACTTTGTTTTTATGCGCTTCCATATGACGTTCGATTTGTTCCAAAGTAGAGCAGACCGCGCCTTGTTCAGCCGTTTTGGTTCTTGGCTCGTGATAAACGGGCATTTGAAGATTGATAAAATCTTGATCATTGCTTTTGTCCAAATGGCGCAAATCCGCATAGGCGAAAGTAAAAGCCAAGTGGTCAACTTTGACAGGGCGAACCGTGTCATGGTGAGGGTGCTTACATGGCATGAAAGACCCCCTTTAACAGCAGTTCGTTGTAGTTTTCGTTAGTGATTTCCACCAATTGAAACGGGTCTGAGCGATAGTGGATCGCAAGGTACTGTTCAAACTCAGGCCAGTTTTTAAAGAAACGATGCCCCCAAACAAAATACACATTAATTCCGATATTTGGCTCGTTGTCGTAATAGATGAAATCACCCATGACGGCCGCCTTAGCTCACGTGGTGTGAAATTCGAGCCAAAGGCCAATCACGCTTAATCTTTCTCAAAAGCGCGTTTGCAGTCGGGAGCGGCATTTTATGAGCGGCAGACTTATCAGAGGTGACATGAAAAATATGCTCACCAGTAGCCTCCGTGCTTTTAAGCTTCAAAAAACGAGGATGAACGCCAGAGGTTAACTGGATGGTCACAAAGGGATTCATGCTTTGTGATAGGGTTTGTTTCTTTGCCGTGATTGCCATGAAAACCGCCTTAACTGGTTGAGCGACCACCAAGGGGAAGAGTTAAGGTCTAGCGCCCAAGGTGGTCTAATTTCGATTCTTCGAAACTTTAGATTCGATAAATCGAAATTACAAGATGCGAAAAATCGAACTTATAGGACTAGAATGGGGAAAAACGGAGGGTCAGAAATGTACGCAAACCAACTATTAGACGCCTATAAAGAGGCCAAAAACTACATACAAGACAAGCAAATCGCGCATGACTTGAACCTACAGCCAAGCATGATTAGTAAAATGCGCAATGGAGTGCGTTATGTTTCTGATGATGAAGCGGTTTTTTTAGCGGAAGCAGCAGGAATTGACCCTGAGATCGCATTGCTAGGATGCCACGCAGATCGTAACAAAAACCCACGGATTAAGGCGCTGTGGGAAAGCATCGCAAAAAAGCAGAACGGGCTAGGATTAAGAGCGATATCAATGCTTTGCGGTGGTCTGGCCGTGTCAATCAGTCAGTTTAACGAGGCTACCTTTAACTACGCATTATGAGGCACGTCATTATGTTGAGTGGCAGCCGTCAGTACCATTGCGCTAGCACTGGCGGCCTCACTTGCAGCAGAAGGTGGGCAGCTTGCTGCATCGTTCTGCCAAAGTGAGCACGTAATATAATGTCGGATAATACGAATTCAGGTGTTGTCCGCCTTTCAATCAAGGCTCGATTTTCTCTGCTATACGCTTGCGTGTAGAGAGAAAATGAGCAGCCAAGCGGAAAGAACGCTAAGCAGTTCCCATCATGCCGACACCGCGCGGCAGTTTCCCTCACCGCCTTTTCTGGCCTTATAAGTTCGAAACTCTTCACCACGCCGCGACACGCGACGTTCTACGGAAGCGGGGCGTGGTGTGAGTGGAGAGTACACTATCTTTAATAGTGTACTCTTGTACGGATTTCGTACTTCACCACATAAGAAAACGACCAAGCGACTGATTGACGACGACCGACGGAGCGGCGCTGAGCGGAGGAGAAGGAGGATTGAAGGAGTGCAGGGCATCTGTGACCAAAATCACCAAATTGAGTTGGGGTTACTGTTACACCCCAACTAAGTCCTGACTTCAGGACTATTCTCTCTCAATGCTAACTTTCAAAATATCGTCTACGTATCTTTGTTCAGCTTCCGCTTCCCAATGCTCTTCGATGCTTTCTGGACTGAGGCTTTTAAAAAACTCTTCGTGATCGCTAATCATTTCCCACAATTTTAACACTTGCATTTCTCTGGATGGTCTTTGGCAGCTTAAGCGATATATGAAGTCTTCAAGGCTATAACGTTTGTTCAGCTTTCCTCTGCATATTTCTGCTTCTGTGATATTGAGGATTTTTGCCAGTTCACTTATTTGGCTTGCTTTAGGTTCTGTTATGCCATTTTCCCATTTCATGTATGTTTGCTTTGTTATTTTTAATTTATCAGCCATGTCATATTGGGATAGCTTTGTTTTAGCTCTAGCCTCTTTAAGTGTCTCTCCAATCATCTTTTAAGCTCCTTAGGTACATTTTAATTTTATTCTACACCCATATTTTAAACACTCCTGCTTGATAGTTATTATTCTTTTCTATATGGTACATAAAAATGTCCCAATGATTAACTTGACAGGCTTTTACGTGTACTTCATTGACCAGCTTTTCATGCAACAACTGCATCCTGACGGTGGGCTTCCACTGGTCGGGACGCATGTTATTGAAAGGCTCGATATGGAGTCTGGTGAAGCGCTTCCACCATCTGTAAATCAAAAATTTTTAGAGGGGTCGTTCAGCTCAAAACTGACGATTCGCTGCGATGGTTACAAGGTCAGGGTTATGGGTAATCCGTCCCGTTGGCAAAGAATGGATAACCTGTTTGGCCTAACCACATTGGATGAGTGTGTTGAAATCTACAACCACGTCTTAGCTCAATACGATTTGCCACCGTTCACCAAAAACACTCGATTGTTCCCACGTCAAACACCGGATGGTAAATCGACCTCATTAGTCGGTAATGGTGCGGAAATTACCTCGATTGACTGGACTCGCAATCTGGCAGTAGGCAAGGGCAAAGAATCGTCCTTTATCCGTGGGATGTCCTCAATGCAAATTGGGCGAGGGCGCAAGCCTCATCTTCATCCTAACGGCATGACTTCCTCTTGGGGCTACGGCTCATCTTGGGCACTGAACAAACTTTATTGCAAAGCATACGAACTCAAAGAGCACTTACGAAAAGACAAACGCAAACAAGACGGCGTAACAGAACATCAACTTAATTACATAGAACAGCTTATCCATTATTGCGAAGAGTACGGCGTTGTCCGTGACGAAATGAGCATGAAGCAACTGTTCTTGAAAAAGCACAATCTACAGTTTTACGGCCTAGTCAATGAATCCGACTTTTATGCACACCTGAACGATATCGAGAACGCTATGAAGACCATCCAAATTAACCATGATGAACACAAAAGCATTGCCGACCAACTTCTTGAACTGGGCATTGTCAGCAGTCGCCAAGCAGCTAATGCCACGCAGAGTTATGCCATCATGTGGCAAAGCGGTACGGACATTAAAAACATCTTAACTCGTTCTAATTATTTTGTTCATAAAGCTCGTCTTAAGCAAATTGGCCTCGATATCGGTCAGCCGTTTGATGTGTCTCGCATGTGTCCGACACTAAAACGCTCAGAAGTGATTGAGGTTAAGCCTCTGCCTATTCCTAGTTGGTATCAACTGCCTGTTGTGGCCAACTCCAACATACTGCCATTTAGAGCAATCGCATAGAGACAAGCACCATGATTAAAATCGAGATATTCCAAGAAGATGTAAAGGTCAGTACCCGAACCACCAAAGCGAAAGATGATAAGCCTGCTCGTGATATCTACGAACAAACGGCTTATGTTTACCTGGGTGGTAAGTTCCCCGTCCAGATGAAACTCCAACTTGAAAAAGGACAAGAGCCTTATGCCGCTGGACTGTATACACCACATAGCGCTAGCTACATTGTTAATAACTTCGGTGGTCTGGAGCTGAAAAAGTTCGGCATGATCATCGAACCGCTTGAGGCTGAACTATGA